GCAACCTGCAGCAAGGTCTGGTTCTCGTAGCGTGCACTCCTGGGCGAGCGCAGTGGCAGGGTAATGCCGGCGGCGATGCACTTCAAATGAAACGAGTCGGGTGGTCCCTTCAGCTCCAGCTCATCGACTTGGAAGTCGCCGCAGTCGAGCAGCTCCTCTCCCTCGTAGCCGATAAACAACTCTACAAAATCCCCGCGCACCGGAAACCATGGTCCCTGCCATCGATGGTCGCTGTCTTCGAGCGTAAGCTCCACCTCGTCGCTGAGATGCTCCACTTGGTCTCTGTAGCTAATCGCGGTCACCATCCCGGTCACGTCTGCAGTGATATTCCGCCCGGCGTAAGTGAGCACCCATCGCGGATGCCGCACCGGATATGAAAGAGCCATAGCCATCAGCGCATTCCGGAAGCGCAGACGCGGGATTCCTCGCGCGCCAGACACGCGCGGGAATGACAAACCACGGTGCCTTTTCTGTCACCCTCACGCGTGGCGGAGCCTGCCCTCGCGTGTCTGGCGCGAAGGGCGTGAAGGGTCCCGCTTCCTCGCTCCACGTCTTCTCTCTTCATCGTTTCCAAGGCGGCACATCCGCTGTCTCTTTCACTGTCGGATTCACCATTAAGAGCGGCACTCCGATAATCAATCCCGCCTCGAACGCCGCCTCAATCGGAATCTGGGGGTTGGTCTGGATAATCGGGCTGAACAAGGTCGCATCGCCGTAGTATTGCCAGGCCAGCAAGTCCCAGCGTTCGCCGGCAGAAGTTATATGAGTGATGAACGCCCCCATCTCACGTTCTTAAATCTGGGCACATCCAAACGACCCGCAAGCGGGTCGAACTGGCGGACTCCTTAGCTCGCTTCGTGGGCAGACGCGCTCTGCTAGTGTTACGCAAAGTGTCCGAACCAGGCCCAACTATCGCTGCCCGGATAATAGAGGCTGAACACCAGGCGAAGCGGAGCGGAGCGGAGCAAAGGAGTCTGGGACGTGCGCCTTAGCGAAGGGACGGTCGACGCTGGCCCTATCTCAGGGACATGCTCGATTCCGCAGCGCAGACAGCGCGACTGGTTGTCGGGGTCCGCAGCAAACCGAAAGCAGGGTTCGTTATTCATAACACCAGTGGATCGAAGTGAAACGAGCAGGCGAGTCTGCGAGCTACGTATTCATAAATTGGATAGCCGTTCAAGCAAAATCATTAACGCAATCGAGGCATCAGACTCGGGCTTGTATTTCTTGATTTCTTCAGTGAGCAGCTTAATAATCACGTTCACTGTTTGAACATCTATTATTACTTGGGAATCCATCTGGCTGCGCGCTAAAAATTGAATGTTGATGATGACGGGTCTGGTTCTGTCTCGGCAGGTGGTTTCTTCGCCGCCACAAAGGGAGCTACGGCTGCCGCGAGCGCCAGGAGATTCATTCCGCCCACTTCGATGGCGTAGCCGCCATTGAGCTCAGGAATGCAGGAGACCGACGTGGTTCCGGTCAGACTCAACCCCTTGTAGGTTACTGTGCTCACCTTGTCCGGGCAGGTCATCGCTACATTGACGCACCCCGCACAGAGCAGCGCCAAGAGGGCTAAGAAGCGGGACCCTTCGCGGCACCCACGCGAGGGTGACAGAACAGGAAGCGCGGCAGTGTTTCTGTCACCCTCGCGCGTGGCTGCCGCGTGAAGGGTCCCGCGTCCTCGCTCTGCGTCTTCGCTCTTCGTCTTCATCCTGCCCTCACGATCGTGCTCGGTGACACGTTGCCGATATTGCCTGGTAGCGCGGCCGCCGGACCGCTGCGCACTATTCCACTGACTCCCGGCTGCGAATAGGTCGCTGCGCTGTACGTTACACCCGGCCCCGCCCCCGCCTGGCCCAGCTGCACGATTGCAGAAGTCGGCAGCAGGTTGTGCAGTCCAATCGGCTGGAAGGGATTAAACGTAGGTGCGCTACCGGCCGGTGCTGCGCTTCCAGTCTGAGAAAACGCCGGGGAGACGGTCACGATCCCAGGAGGCGGCGCCGACCGCCGAGGGGGAGCCAGCGGATCGAAGCCCACACCCCCCGGGACCCACTCGCACAGTTCGACCCGTGCCGAGATTGCGACAAAGCTGCCGTCGTCGGCATCTTGATGGTGAGTCTCTTCGATCGATTCGACCACGAAATATCCGCGATGCACCCCATTGCCGAACACCAGCGCGCGCGCCTGATGGTCCTCCGCCGCCCGCCGTAGACGGTTCATCTGCGTCGCCGGATTCGTGAACGCGACGTGGAAACCGAGGTCGAGCGAAATCTTCTGTAACTCGGTCGCGAGCCATTGCAGGCGGGGCCGCGCCTCGATCACTTTGTGCTCGGCATAGTGATAATCCGTCGTCGAGCGAAAAACCTCAGGCGAGGTCAGCACTTCAAAAACGATTTCACCCAGCAGCGCATACATATCCGTCATCCTTTCGGTTGTCGGAGGTCAACTGAAGTGAGGACACTCGCGGAACCGGCGTGTAGTTTCTGATTGCCCATCGGTCTTATGTCTAAAGTTTCCGGCTGATCTCGTCACCTTCCGCCCCAATAGCATCTTCTACTGTGGCCAGTCTCAGCGGCCGGCCGAGAGGCGCCGCCGTTCCAACAACCGGCGACGGATAAAGTCAGGGTTCAGTCCAAGGCAGTCGCAAGTTTCCGCAAAGGAAAAGAAAGGACCATTGTCGTATTCTCCGAAAATCCAGAAGTCTGCTTCCCGATACAATCTTTCGCGCAAACCTGGGACGCTGTTTCGGTCCATGGCACCGATCGTGGACACAGATTGCCAGCATTCGATCGCGTCCACTAGAATCTGTCGCAGCATCCGCCTTTCGCCTTCGAAGTTCGTGAATTTGCGAGACCGGTCAAAGAATTGACCGGGCGTGAGCAGATCAGGTGCGAAAAGCTTGTCGAAGTCGGTGATCGAATTGTCGCCGTTCCACATCTCAGCAAGGTGCATGTTTACCTCCGCAACGCTTTTCGGCCTCGTAGCCCATAATTCAAAGGCCGTCCTGGTTCATCTTTAGGACACATTCACTGGCACTCTTTAGTGCTTAACGCATTCGCCCGAATGACCCAGGTTCTCGTCAATCGTTCGCTCATTCAAATCGTGCCAATGTTAGCCCGGAATCCCATCAACTGATCGACACCGTTGACGACGTAGATGTTCGCCATGACGTCGTACAGCAAGTACTGCATGCCAGCGATGATGTATTCGCAGTGATAAACCGCGAGCGTGGTCGGGAAATCGACTTGCTGGTGCTGCTTGAAATTGAGCGGGCCGCCGTCTTTGAACTGCGCCGTCATCAGGCCAATGAATGGCACTTCCGCCGTGCGCCCTTGGGAAGTGTACTGCTCTTTCGAGGCGCGAATCTGGAACTGATGCGATTTGAAGATGGACATCGTCGCGAGCACTTCGCTGTAAATCGATGCCCACTTTACTTTGGCTTCGAGCTTGTCGATTCCAGCAGGGAACTCAGCGGTGCCGAACATGCCGAGACCCTTGTGGTCAACCATCTTCGCTTTGGGCCACGCCAGCTCCACCTCTTCCGCCCGCCCCAGCAGCGACGCGCCGTCGAGGTAGATATTGGCGTTCGTCACACGTTCGATATTCATCAGTGCCATATCTTTTTTCCTTTCGGTCTTTCCTTTTGTTGGTCACCGTCGCGTGGCTGCCGCGAAGGGGTCCCGCGTCCTCGCCCTTGACTGCTCCGCTGCTGGCTCTGCCGTTTCGGGATTCTTCACGCGCCGGACACGCACGGGAATGACAGCAAAGGACGGCCGGTTTATCATTTCTCAAGCTGCCGCCGTGCTAGCTGCGCCGGTCAGCTGTGACAGCAGGCTGGTGTCGATGAAGACGTTGAAGGTGAGCCGCTCCGCCGGCGGGGGCGGCATGCAATCGATGTCGAACACGAGTTGGCCGGCCGCAATCTGCGCCGGCGGATTTTCTGCCGGATTGTAACTTGCCTTGCCGTCGACCAGGGCACCGCGTCCAATCAGGATACGAATGAAGCTGTTGACGCTGGCGAGAATGCTTGAGATGAGCGCGTTCGAGATCGGTTGGTCGAGGAACTGCATCATTGACAGCATCACGCTTTGTTCGATCACGTCCATCGTGCGGCGAATCGGGATAAACACGTCGGGCGTGGTGTAGGATGGGAAGCCCGCGCTGCGGTTGCCCCACACCCGGATCCCGGTGCCGAAGGCCTGGAACGAAGTGAGTATCCCCTGGCTATTGAGCAGGTTGGTGTCGCTGGCGGAATCGATGAAGCTCGAATAAATAGACACGTCCGATCCGAGTACTCCGAAGATCTGCGTATTCGACGGCGACCACCAATAACCCTGCGCCAGGTCCTTGGCCGAGGTCGCTCCCGCCACCCACGCGGAATAAGGGCCCGCATGAGTGAGGTTGGCGATAGTCTGAATCGCATTGCCGCTGGTTGGATCGATACCGATTCCCGTCGGGACAACGCCGCTGTCGAGGAACAATTGCTGCGGACCGCAGAGAATCGCGCGCTTGTCGCTGGTATTGAACGAATTGCCCGAAGCGCCGCGATTCGAAAGCAGAGTCGCCGGCGAACTGCCTGCCGGGCAATCGACGAAGTACATCGCGCGCATCGCGAACGCCACCGTCGCCATCCCGGCCGCCACCGTCGCATCCTGCGATCCCACCGTCTGCCCGGTCGCGGCGTACGTGCCGAAGCTCGGCGCAATCAGCAGCTTCGGGAAGAAGCCCATCAGATTGTAACTGAGCTTCCAGCACTGCATCCCGCTGTAGACGTTGCTGGCGACATTTCCTACCAGGTCCGAATCGATCAGCTTACTGGGGTCGGCATAATTGCAGGTAATCTTGACGCTCTGCCCGGCGGTCAGCAGGCCGCCGCCCTTCGCTACGACGATCCCATTAGCTCGATCGACCGTGAAATCGGCGCCTTCGACGTAAACCATCGAGCCCCCGCTGTTCGTAGCCTTGATCGTGGACAGCCCCATATGGCCGACGTTGATCGCTTGGGAGCCGGAAGCCGGAAACGCATAGGTCACTGCCGTGAGCGTCGAAAAATGTCTGGTCTGGTCGAAGACGTTGACCGTAATCACCTGGCCGGCGCCCTGCGCAATTACCTGGTTGAGCGCGTAGGGAATCGTGTAGCCCTGAATCATCGGACCGAAGGTGCCGGATTGGCCGGGCGCCAGCGAGTTCGGATTCGATCCCGCCACCAGTATCGGCTGCTGCAGATTCGCAATCGGCCCCCTCTGCGTGAGGGTCCAGGTGACGCTGCCGGTCGACGCGCTAATCGTGTCGGTCGCGGTATTGCCGACGATAGTGGCCCAGGTCGGCGCTGCTGTAGCACTGGTGATGGCTGCTTTGCCGATCGCTACCAGCGTCCAAGTCACGGTGCCGTCGACAACAGTTGCACCGAGCGCCGTCGGCCATACTGGCCCTGCGCCGGTCGTTCCCACACTCGTGCAGCGCTGGGTGTTCCCGTTCGTGTCAAGCACCAGGTTTCCGACGGTGTAGGCGCTGAGAGTGACCCAGTTTGGCAGCGTGATCGCGGTCGCGGTCTGGATATTGCCGTTGCTATCGATGCACTGCTGGCCGGCCACCGCACCGATTGCGGTGATCGTCCAGACTACAGTGCCGTCGCTGGTAGTGGCGCCGAGGGTGCGCGCCCAGGCCGGCGTGCTGCTGCCGGTGGTGCCGGCAGTGGTACATTTCTGGGTGTTGCCGTTAGCATCGACGATTAGATTGCCGACGACTTCTGCGGTCGAGGCGCTCCAGGCCGGTTGTGCCTGCACCAGCCAGGAAAGGTCCCACAGCGGCAAGGCGCCGGGGACGGCAAACAGCGGCGCGGATCCAACCAGCCCGATGACCGCGGAGTTGACGACGTTGATCGGGACCGGTCCGAGATTGAACTCAAAGACCTCGACCCCATGCAGAAAACTAGCTGGCATTTCTTTCACCGACCTAGCATACGCCGCTGCTCAGTTGTCGCAGCTTTAATTCCCATCATTCCTCAGTACCGAAAGTTGTAATTATGCCCGCCGACGCCGGGGAAAATGCCGATGCAGCCCAGGAACCAGAGCAGGACCAGCAGCCCGACCAACAGCTTAATCAGCACCCAGACCGGTGGTGGCAGGATCAGAAGAGAGGCGAACGCCACCTGTATAATGTAGAACACGATAGCCAGAATAATCGCTATGATGATCAGACCGATAAGACATTCGATCATTGTTTAACCGCTCCGCTGTGCGCACGTCCAATAGGCCTCAAGGGCCGTTCGGCAGACTCCTTTACTCGGCTTCATTTCGTTCCGCGTACTGTCGACTCCTCCCCGCTGGCCTTCTTGATCTGGTCGTAGGTTGCCAGCCAGCGCGCGAGATATTCTGGATTCCGCTTGCCATGGACAAAGACCGCTGATTCTCCCAGGTTCCAACTCATCACTATCAAGTCGCGCATTGCCTGTGGCATATGTATCCAGTTGTGCAATGAAAGAAATCCCGCGCACGCTTTAATCTGCGCCTCTGTCCAGGTATCGCGCACATCCGCGGGAAACGTCAGCCCGTAATAGCGCTTGAACGTTGCGGGGTGCATCTGTAAGAGGCCGAACGCCTGTCCGCCATCACCCACTGCGTGCTCATCTTCTCCCGATTCGATAACCGCGAATGCACGCACTTCATCGGCGAGGTCCGCAGCAGTACTGTAGTCGATCACGCCTTGCGCCTTGTGGAACCAACCAGCCTCAAGCGCAGAAGAGCATCCGCTCGCGCCCGTTGCCGGCGTCTTTTCTTCCAGGCTTCCCCCGCGAAACGGAGTGCGTAGGCGACACCGATCGCGACGAGCATAATGCCCACGCCAACGCCCATCAAAAAATCCATGCTCATCGGCACCCTCACCCTACGCTCTCCCGCAACTGAGCGGCCCAGAGGCCTGCATCGTACGCTGCATAATCGACCACCATCGGATCGTCCGCCGGCACTGTCGCATGGCCGCCCGGCACGACTGCGCGCCACGTGACCGCATACGACTTACGCCAGCCCAGACCGTCGGCGGTCTCTGATGGGCCAAGGTAAATCGAATCGGGCACGATCTGCACCGGCGGCAGCGGATAGGTCTCGACGCTCAACCAGCAAGGCTTCTCGATGCTCGGGACGCGATATAGGTCGCACCTCCTCGAGTAGAGAATCGTAACCAGCCGCGCACCCGCCCGTTCCTGCCCCTCGTCCCCCGTAGTTGCGGGGGAGAGAAGGGTGAGGGTGCTGCTACCTTCTTCGTTCTTTTCTTTGACCGCTACGCCAGTGTCTACCATAAAACCAACTCACAGGCTGGAAGCCTGTGCCACCTCAATCCCTTTTCCGCTTTTGTGGCACAGGCATCGTGCCTGTGTCCTCCATCTGCTTGCTCGCCTCGGCGAATGCTTCCCTCAGTCCCAGCAATTCGACGCACGCCTCTTCAAGTCCCGGTGTCCACTAGGCGGGGTGGCGCTAGTTCTTGACCAGCCCGGCGTCGATCCTCAAGGCTTGCTGCCACCGCTACGCTCCGGCCCGAACGCGGAGATGCGATAGTAGCAGCGGCCGGGCATCACGCAGGCGCAGGCCGAAGCCGGCCGGCGCAATTCGCGAGACACCCACAGCGAGTCCTTATCGACGCCGAGCTAAAGCCTGTCTTCGCGTCCGGCTCCGGTGACCGCATAGAATTGCCCGCCGGTGCTCCCCTCGCCCGCTTCTGCCTGTCCCTCGCCCGCTCCTTTGCCGCAGAGGGGAGGTTGAGGGTGCTGCGTCTCGACTCTCGTGGCTTAGGCTGCAAGATCTCACGTGGCTGATTCGCTGGCATTTCCCCCTCAATTATTCGGATTCAACGGGACGTTGCCGCCACTTGCTAGCGCGGTGACCACATCGCTATACGCATAGCTGACCGCCACCGTCGCTCCGTTCGCAATTCCTCCCCCTGCAACCCGTGTGATAATTCCGTTGACGTTGTCGGGTTTGTAATCGGTCGCTGCTACGTAGGTTGTCGTCAGCGCCTGATTCTTAATGATGAGGGCTGAGATGTTTTCCTGTGGCAGCCTGATCTTCCCGGTCTCGTCAAACGTCAGTAGCGCGATTCCCACTTGAGTCGCGGTAACTCTCAAGTTTGATTCCTCCAGCGCAGTGCCTTTAATAAAGAGTGGGAGCGCCGGCGGCTGGTAATTCTCGATTACGACGGTGCGGGTGGCGAAGATTATCTCGTAGACCCAGACACCACCCTGCTTGTCACGGTCGATAAAGCGCTCGCGAATCGCGCGCATCCGGGTGCATCCGGTGTTCACCTGGAACCCGAGCAACGCGAGGCGGACCGCTTCGAGAATCTGGTAAGCACCCGGCGAAGTGCCGCTCGGCTGTCCGCCGAAGGCCCAACCCAAATCGCGGATTCGGAGGCCGACCGCGAACTCCAGCGTGCGCTCCTGGGCGACTTGACCGATATCGAGTATGTCGCCGTAGTCGCTGCCCATGTAGATAACCATCGCGACCCCGATGCGATGGCGCATCTCGTAGCCCTCGGGCTTGTCGGGGAAGTGGGTCACTTCGATCATTTGCGAGCCGAGCGCTGCGCCGAGGTAAGTCTGCAACTGCGTCACAATCGCAGCCTCGATAGTCGCGATATCGAGCGGCGTCGCCGGGCTGAAGGTCTGCCCGGTCCAGGGACTATCAAGAAATGCCGCCACTCCCCCTCCTCAGGTGTTTTAGTCGCTTCGCTATGCACACGTTGCAAACTCCTTTACTCGTGTCCGCTGGGCTCCCCCCGGTGTTCCTCAAAAGTCCTTCAAGGTGCTGCGCCTGAACACTCGCTGCGGCAACGCTGGATCACCGCCAAAGTTCTGGTCCATCACCACGGCCGGCGCGGCGGCGTCGGCTGGTTCCTGGCTGTTGGTACTGAGACCGAGGGTCCGCTTGCCGTCGCTCACCTCTTGCAGGAACGTGATAGCCTTTTCGTACTTGTCCTTGGCATCGGCCAGGTCGTGAATCGGCCGCAGCGAATTGAGATGGTACATCGCGATCGCGCAGCAAAGCCTGGTCAGAATCGCCGGCGGATCGGTTAGTGGCAGCGCGAAGCGCGACTCCAGGTACGCATCGATCTCGTCGGACGCGTCGTTCAGGAACGTTGTTAGGAACGTAGTATTGACCGTAGTGACGGTCGGGTCCTCGTTGGTGAGTTGCACCAGGTCGCGATTGGGATAGCGGGCCTGTATATCGGTAACTTGTGCGTAGCTCATCTCAGATTTCTAGTCGCTCCGCTTGTGCGGCACGTCGCAGACTCCTTTGCTCCGCTCCGCTTCGCCTAGTGCCCCTTCCGGGAAGCGAGGACGCGGGACCCTTCGCGCAGCCATGCGAGGGACAAACAGGAAGCGCGGCAGCACTTCTGTCATTCTCGCGCGCGTGGCCGCCTTGCGCGAAGAATCCTGCGTCTTCGCTCTTAGTCCTAGTTCGCATCGAGAATGCTTTGCAGATCCGCCTTCATTTCGGCTTCGGTCATGTGGCGATTCGCCAAATCCGCACGTATCGCCATCTTGAGCAAATAAGCCAGTTGTCCCTTCGACGTCGCCGGTCTTGGCGGCGGTGATGGAGGTCCAGGCGGCGGCGCCGGTGGAGGCGTAGGAGGACCGAGCGGTGGAGGCGTCGGTGGCGCCGGATCCACTACCGCCGTCAAATCCTGTAAGAGCTGCGCAAGATTCAAGCTGCTCGGCGATGCGCCGGCCGCATTCACCCAATCGAAGGCCAACTCTGCATGCGCCTCTTCGACGTATGGCATGCCGTCATCGTAGTGTGCCGCCATGAACGCAGGAGTGACCGGCTGCAGCTTGCCCCAGGTCACCACCCAAATCGTGCCGTCCGCGTCGTACCTGACCACAGGCACGTCGTGGCCGCCGTCGAGCGGCGAGCCGGCGACGTAGTCCCAGGGCTGGCCTGCGTTGAACTGGTTTATCGCGCTCGCCGGGAGATTGATGCCGAGCCGCGACGCGCCGAACAAGCACACGACCCACTTAATTTGGTCGAACTGCGTCGGATCCAGGCTCGCATGCGCATAGAGCTTGCGGCCAAGCCAGCCGGTCGCAGTGAGATATAGAACTACCGTCTGCTCGTCGGCGCCCTGGTCGCTGTACGGGTTATTAGGATCGAAGCCGGTAACCGCGGAATAGAGCGCGAGCACCTGCTGGGTCGTCGGAATCACGATGGTGCCAACGTTCGCGGTGCGCAGCATTTCCTGATGCGCGCAATCCGCGAAGACGCAGTCGCCATACAGGTCGTTGCCGTCCACCCCCCAGCCGTGGGGCGACTGCTGCATTACCGCAGACACCCAGTCAGGCGAAGCGCCTGGCGGCGGCCCCAGCGCGCTCAAATAACGCGCGATGATGTGGGTGCGGATGAGACTGCCGCGAACATATCGAACCGGCTTACGGCCGTATTTCATAATCGCTCCGCGTAGATCCTTCGCTTCGCTCAGGATGACAGTCGCGCGATTGCGCTCCTGTCAGTTGTGAGCCGGAGCTCCGAAGGAAATATCAACCGCGCTGATCACGCCCGCTCCCACGATTACGTCGCCGCCTACCCCGACGTAGGGGGAATGCGGATCGCCGGGCACGGTCACTTGCAGCATCACAGTTGCAACACCGAGCTTGCCGGTCGAGGTTACGAGGCCGGTCATCCCGGTCGGGTCGGCTGGGTCTGCGACCACAGTGACCACAGTGGCATCGGAAGACGACCATGCAGCGACCGCGCCAGCGGGCACCGGAACCGCGTTATTGGCGTCGTCTACAAATGAAACGGCGCAGGACACATGTGAGTCGTCGGGTAGTGCGAAAGGCATCTATCTTATTCCTTCTTCTTGTTATGGGTTGGAGTTCCGAACTTTATTTCCACATGATTGCGTTGCGGGGTTAGCGTCTTAATGATCTTGTCGAGCCTGGCGTTGACCGAGGCTATTCCAAGAGTCACCGTTACAAAACCCGCGTCTATCTTTGCACCCTCAGCCGCCAGTGCTGCGGTTTGCTTCTTTAACTGAGCTGTCTGCTTCTGCAGCTCGGTAATGATTTGGCCGAAGATCCACCCTTCATCCATTTCCGATTCTTAAGTCGCTCCGTTTACGCTCCGCTGGGTGCACGTCCAATAGAACCTTACGAGGCGTTCGGCAGACTCCTTTGCTCGCTAGACGCGGACACGCTCCGCCAGTGTTTTTACGCCAGCCATTCGCTGACTATCAGTGTTGCGTCGTTCAGATAGACGTTCGCGATTGGAATCGAGCTTACTGCGCCGGCGATATTGCCTGCGCCAAAGGTCGCATGCAGAAGCTGTCTTGCAACCTCCTCGAGGCTTGGCGGCACTACCAAGAACCTGGTGCTCGGCGGTCCGTTCCAGGCGCCGAACGGCACGCCAGCGTCACTCTTGATGCTACGCACCGCGGCCACTGCTGCTCCGTAATTCGCCGGGTTCGACAGGTCCTTGTTCGACGCATAGGTCAACTGCCAAAGCCCGACCCCGGCATTGCAGCGCACGTCCACGCCGTAGCGGAACAGCCGCTGCGAGAAGACCGCTTCGTCGGTCGCGGTGTTCATCCGGGTGACCGCGTATTCCCTGCGTTTCTGGAAAATAAAAGGCTTGATTGGCCGTGCGCCGTCGACCAGGAACCAGTAAGCGCCGCTGCCCCCGGTGTCGATGTTTGGATAGGTAACTGCGCTGCTCGCTTCGCCGGCCAGTCCCGCCGGATGCGATGCGGAATAGAGATTGAGCCCGTCGAAGCAAATCGGGACCGGGACAGTGATTTTTCCAATCTGCACTGCGGCGCCAGTCACTGCCGCCTTCATCATGCCGAAGATGAGCTGATCCGGATGGGTCTTCGCATCCCATCCGAGCTGCTCGATTATCGGGGCATAGACGCCGTACTGGTCATCTTCGATTCGCTCGCGCTCGATGCCGACGGTGTCTTCAAAGGTCTTATTGACGATGGTGTAGGCGTGAGCTTCGAGCGCCTGCAGCACCCGGTCGCCGAACCATTCGCGAAACCCGGTGGTGCGGCCGAGCCAGGGATAGATGGTCTGGCTGGTGGACGACGGCACAATCGAGCAGAGCTTGTCGTAGTAGCTCGGCGCCATCTCGAAGCCTTTGGCGAAGATGGTGTCGAACCCAGTGAACAGCGTAGTGAGATTCTGCGAAGATACTTCCATTTGTATTGAGCCCTTAACTCGAAGTGCCGACTCCCTTAATTTGCGCTGTTGCTACATATCGGCCATAAATCGCAAACAGAGCGCCGCCCAGCGCTGTGAGATTGCCGAGGGTTGGCCCGCCTTGCATGAACATATCGCCGATGGCGCCGACCGCAGCGATGATCCCGCCCCACATCGCTTTTGATGCGTACCAGTGCTTCGCGATGAGCCCCCCCGTACATTGCCTTTGTCGTTTCCATTCGTGTTCTTAAAAGCCACAGGCTGGAAGCCTGTGCCACTAAAGAGTCCTGTTGATTTCCAGTGGCACAGGATCTGCCTGCGTCTTTTGGCTCCTAGTGCTCAATTCCCCGCAAGCGGCACTGCGGTCACTGCGCGCAAAGCCTGCAGCTGGAAGTTTACGTAACACTGTCCGCCATCGACCGCGACGATCTGTCCTGCTGCCGCCTTACTCGGCAATCCATACTTGTAGGTAACGAAGACCGTGCCGCTCGCGGTGATGGCTCCGCCGGTCAAAGCGATAAACAAACCCGACTGATAGTTAACCGCGAAATCGGCGTTCTCGACGTAATGGGTGCCGGCGGCGCCGCTGGCGCTATAGGCATTGAAGGTGCCCGGCGTGATATAGGGCTTGAGCTGCACAATTAGTGGCGCAGCGGCAGGGATGCTGATTGATGTGGTATTGGCCACGGTGGTGCCGCCGGAACCGTCAGCGAGGGTTACCGTATGATCGTCGGTAGCAAACGCAATCGAGCCGATAGCTGGGGCCGCGGCTGTGATGGTGCCGTCGAAGTCCATCCCGAAGATGGAGTTGGCCACCATCACCGAGATCGCGCCTGGCGTGCCGAGGGTCGCGGTCGCGCCCGGATAAAGCCCGCCGTTGCCGGTCTGATTGAGGGCGTCGATCCCCGGCGGCAGAAGCCCGCCCGCGTAGACCGACTCACAGACCCCGATTATCCACAGACGATTCAACGGCGACACGCCCAGCGCCTGTGCAGGAACCGCGCGGCCGTTGGCGTTGACGCCCACCATCCCGCCGACGTAAAGCGAGGTGGAGGCTTCGACCGGAATCAGCCCATAGTGAAGGCGCGGCGCGCCATTCCACTCGGGGGTATTACGCGATGCAGATAATGCTGCCATTTGTTCTCTCTTTTGCCGCTTCCGTCATTCCCGAGGCCTGGGCCGATGCAACTTTTCGATGAGCACGTCGCAGACTCCTTTGCTCGCTCCGCCTCCGGCTCACGCTAGTGTTTGTCACCCTCGTGCGTGGCTGCCGGGCGAAAGGTGCCGCCTCTTCGCTGTTTTTATTTGTCAACCGGGTTGCCGGAATTGGAATCATCCAGCAGCAAGCGGGGACGCGGGAACTTCAGATCCCACTTCGACTGAACCGCTGCGCACTTCTCCAATTGTTCTTTGCTTTCCAGCCCGAGGTTCGCGAAAATCTCGACCTGGCGTTTGTTAAACCTCGACGCGCCTTGGGGAGCCTCGCCAATGCGACCGGTAAAAGTGCCATCAGGACCATTACGCAAAATTCGCGGCGCCGCTCCAATAAACTTGTCGAATCCGGCGGACTCAGTTGTGCAATAGGAAATCGCCCAATCGCGATGCGACGGAATCAGCCGCCCTTCGCGAATCGCTGCATCAACTTTCGCCGTTGCCGCTTCCTTCGCTCGTTCCAGGCGCAGCGCATTAATCTCACTCATCACCTGAACAACCCGCGGATGCCTGTCTATCGCTGCGTCGATCTCATTCCGCTTCCGGTACTCGCCCGAGGTTCTCATTGCTTGCGCTCCTACTCGCTCGCTCGCTGCCACTACTGACATTCGCTTGGTGAAGCGTTCTTTCTCTGCTGCGTGCTTGGCGGCCAGCTCGGCCTTTTTGCCGTCGCTTGCACACTTGGCCATCTCGTCGGCCTGCCGCGCCGCCATCTGGTCGGGCGTCTCGTTACCGTAGGGGTCATTCTGTTCGTTCCCAGCGGTAGCCTCTTCGTCATCGTCATCGTCGTCGCTCTCGCCGAGCGCCGCCGCTGCCATCTCGAGAATTTTGGTTGCGGGCATTTCCGGGAAGAGTTCTTCGAGTCCGGCAACGATTTCGCTGATGCTTTTTTCGCCCGCCATCTTCTCTTTCTTTGCCATCGAGGCGACTCCTGTTTCCGACCGCTTCGCTCCTGGATGCCCCTCGCTCGCTTGTCTGTCCCTCGCCCGCTCCTTTGCGGGAGAGGCGAGGTGAGGGTGACTGCGGGAGAGGGAAGGGTGAGGGTCCTGTGAGGGTGCTGCCGACGCGATCGCGGGCAGGTTCACCAACGCAGGGTTATTCGTGAGGGCCGCGCGCAGGATACGCTCGACCTTGCCGTCTTTGTCGTGCTCGAACACCGGCGAGACGTAGCGGTATTTTTTTGCTTTGATTGCTTCGGCGGCATCGGCGGTCCATTCGATACGGGCGAAAATCGCGCCGTTCTCGATCTTGAACTGCTTGAGCCATCCCGCCGCAGGCGCTGGGCGGCCCTCAGGCGCCGCCAGGTCGGTGCTGTGGTCATAATCGAGCACGAGTCCCACTTGCGGCATCTTCGCGATACTCGCGCCCACGATTGAATCAGGGTCCTGATTGTCGAAGGGACCACGCCCATCAACCGCAGAGAACTTGCCGGCGGGAATCAGCTCAACCCATTCCGGAGCCTCGTTGTCGGCCGCGATAACTACCGCGCAGGTAGAAACGAATGCAGCACCATTACTCTCTCCCGCAAAAAAGCGGGCGAGCGTCAGAGGAGGAGCGTGCTTGTAACCCCTGGAACATTCTTCGGCTTTCGGCCGCCGCATTCCACGTTCGCGCTTGACACCAAAGAATTTCGCCGCGCCGCCCCGGATTCTGACCCATAATGCCCGCGCCGGGCGCTCTGATTCGAAGAAGCCGCGGCCCAAGGGAATGTCGTGTACTTCGTTACCGCTGCTGACTGCTAGACGCGCGGGGTAACGCGACGCTTTGCTCGGGCCAAGTGCGCAACTGTTAAACGCCGCGGCTGAGAATAACGATGCGCAAAGGCTATAGAATCCTGTGGTGCTCCCTATGGCGGCAGGTACCGCTCGGCCACTTGGACGCGCTCTCATTGGCATCCATCCTGATGACTCAGCTCCATTGACAAAAGAGGTGACAATGTCACCCCTATACGGAAACAAAGTGGGCGAGCGTCGAAGGCGCAGGTTAAGAGTGGTCAGCGCTGCAGTGCAGCGGACATCTGCTGACCGCCGATGTTAGCTACTTCAGCGCGGGAAGGCTGACTGGCTACAATCGCCGCGGAGTGTCGTTGACGTTGCCGTTCTGATCTGCGACGTCTAGTTCCGCGGATAACGAAACGCCGAAACTAAATCAGATTTTCTGCTCGCTCGCGCAGACGGCTTCATAGACCCGCGCTAATTCGCGCGCGCTCAGCCTTTCGAGGGTCACAACCGCGCGCCCGAGCACGCGCGCGGCGAGTTCACAAACTTCACTGTTCGAGCGTCGGGTCTTAGCCGCCTTGATGCGGATCGCGTCGAGGATCTGCTGCGGCCATTGCCCATTGCGTGCCGCCGGCAAACCCGGATCGAGCGCTCCCCCATTAACTCTCACCACACCGCTGGTTCCAAAGTTGATCAGGTTATTGTCGCCGCGGATAGTGATCTGGGGCACCTTCCGCTTGCGCTCAGCAGGGCTGGCGGTACGAAACGGCTCGAAGCTTTGCGACCCAGGTTTTGCCAACTCTTTGTTATGTTGCATTAACTTGTAGCTTCCCCCCGGCGACAATCTTAACCGGCTGGCGCCTAAAGTCTACACTTTTTTTGGCCGTTACTCGTTTTACGCTCGAAGTCGTAAGCGTCAGGGCGCGGCGCGCCGGAGAAAATCAAGAATCTTCGCTCGGCGAATCTCGCCTTTGCCGGGGCGCCGATAAAACTCGTACGCGGCGGCCACCACTCGAGCCTTGTCGCGAGACTTCATCCGGTACTGGTCACCGCGAAGGGCTAGGGCGCTCTCGACGTGCTCGATTATCTGAACCAGCAACTCAAGATCAAGCGATGTTTGATCGGTTAGCGATGGTGACTCGTCTTCGGAGCGCTTTGGTCCCCGACCAAGATACAACCACTCCGCGCAGAAGCCGGTCGCGTCGGCGATCTTCGTGACAGTTTGAAACTTCGGGTTCTTGGCGCGCTTGAGCCAGGCTGAGATCGTGGTCTGATCAACGCCGCTCACGCGCTCTAGCTCTTTTTGCCCGCCTACGTGGTCGACCACCTCGCGCAGGCGCTCGATGAAGCCGTATTGCACAGAAACCCCGCTGCGATGGATCGTTGACCTCGATAAATTGGCTTGACCAGTTACGTCAAAAGTCGTAAGCTCGGATCACCGTTATGCAAAATCGCACAATACGCAACGCGACGGAAGATGCCAATCCTCTAAGGCCGGCGGGTACTTATCATAGCCGGCCGTATTGGCAACGCATTCGGCTCGAGTCGCGCTTTGGCCTTTTTGTTCTGTCGGCGTGACAGTGTCAACGCTTCAAGGCCGCCAGATCCCTGTTTTTAAACAGACTCGCATGAGCGGACATTGGAGGACGCGCAAATGAGGCTTGAACTCTGCCGGTCGCATCTCGAGATTTTGCCCGAGGGGGAAGCCGACCTGGCTTACATCGAGGACACGCTAGGACTCCGCAAGGCCGGCAGCCAAATCCCTCTGATTCGACTCGACTACGCAGGCGGACGCGTGACTCTAATCCGTCTGGCTGCCGGCAGTCTCCGCGCTTCACAGCCGCGGCGCCGGCGGCATCAAGCGCAAGCCGAAGAATAGCCGCACCATGAACGACCATGTCGGTCTTCGGGAGGCCGCCACGGGCAAAGCCGATTAGTAATCAAAGCTCTCCGGAGGACGAGAGATGAGCGAAGCAATTAGGCTGCCGGACATAAACGAAATTGCAACTTGGCTTGGTGAGCGCTGCCATCTTGAACGAGCCCGCCTGCGCAATGAGCTGGCTTTTATTCAAGGCGATCGCGCGCACGGTGGACCACCGCGCGATGATTTGGCTGCCGCGTTGAAATTCCGGCTTGCGGCAATCGATAAACGCCTCGACGGCATTGCTTAATGGCAGAAGCCGCTCTGACAGGTGCTCGCGTCAACATAGGAGCATCCAAGTAAAAGCTAAAAAATTGGTGCGCGGATTTCTGCGGCCGGAAGAGAATCTGGCGTCGCGACTAGCAAAGGACAGGAAAAGCGGTAAGCCCTTGCTCGAAGCAAAGGACAAATAGGCACCACAAAATGAGCATGCGATATACACAGCCTGCGGGCGCAGTGCGGACCCAAAATGCGAGACGATTGTTGCCTTTAACCGTAAAGAAATCGCTGCTGCGCACACTGGTTGAGCTGGTGGGTTGCGAGTCTGCTGAGAAGATGATCGCCGAATTTGGCGGAGCACGTATCTGGGTGCCGGT